GTAGCGAACCAAAGCTACCCATCCTAAAGGTTGAAGAAATAGATAAGGATTACACGACTACTATCATCGATGATTGGACAGAAACTTTCCGTGATATACTTGTGAATAAAAGCAACGCTAAATGGAGAATGAAGTATGCGAAGCCAGCAATTACAAAATGAAATGGTTAAAACAATCGTAGCTAGCCTTGAAGAAGGGCTAGCTAAAAGCAAGAACAATCTCAAATGGGAATGTCCTTGGCATGGATTAATAACACCACCAAAGAATGGATATACAAATGATTACTACTCTGGTGGTAACTCAATGTGGTTGTCAATGGTACAACGCTCATTAAATTATTCAACAAATGAATGGGCGACAGCCAAGCAATGGAATCAAATGAACGGCTACATTATTAAAGGTAGCAGTGCTGGGTTACAGTACTGTTTAAAGCCAATCATTGTACCAGATGAAGATGATAAAACACAGACAGTTCTTAAAGGATTCAGAGCATACCCTGTGTTTAATCGTGACCAAGTAAAGGGATTGCCAGAACAAGTGCCGCCAATCGAAAATAAATTTAATCGTGATGACAGGATAGAAAACTTTATGAATCAAACTGGCATCACAACTAGGCATAGTAAAGAAGCAAGAGCATACTACAATCCACGTTCAGACTATGTTCACTCACCATTCAAGAAGACTTATAAAACTACGAATGGATATTACAGTACAATATTCCATGAGTACATCCATGCTACTGGTCACAAGGACAGACTCAAGAGAGTGGGCATAGCAAGAGAAGGATTTGATAGTAGCTTAAATTATTTTAGTGAGGATATATATGCCAAAGAAGAATTGATTGCAGAATTAGGTGCATCATTTCTGTCCAGCCACTTTGGTATATACAATGAGAGAAGACAAGACCATACAAGTTACTTGGCTTCTTGGATTAAGAATATAAAGGCTGACCCCAAGTTGCTTTGGACTGTATCAAGTGATGCACAAAGAGCAAGTGATTATTTATTAAACCAATTCCATGAGGAGGAATCAAATGAAGACTTATACACAGCCTGTGTTGCTTAAAGAACATACAGATTTTATCAAGCTGTATATAGCACCACATCTTAAAGACAAATTCAAAATAGAAAAGATAGCAGATGAGATTGAAGCTATCGCACATGAATTTGACAAGGCATCCTTCATTGCATACGCAAAAGGTACAATGAAAAAGTTAGATGACTTAGACACTATGCATGAGTATGAAACTGAGTACAAAGACTTGATGTCACCAGAAGAATACCAGCATCACACCAGTAATATAAATTATAGGAGAACCAAATGGAAATTACTGTAGAAAAAAAGAAAGAAATCTTTAGGTATCTTAGGAATCTTAGAGATAGTGGAAGAATCAATATGATGGGAGCTTCAAAATATATTGAAGCCATCTTTGGTTTGAGTCGATTCAAAGCAAGAGATATCTTCATTGAGTATATGCAGAACCCTAGTTGGGGAGAAGAGTAATGTACAAAAAACATACACCAACAGAGATAGTTGATAAGATAAAATATAAATTAATACAAGACATTGGAAGTCTATGGGTGTGCGAATCAATAAATAATAAGGGTGATTCTAAAAATAAAACTCCAAAGAACATAGAGTTCCAAGTCAAAATGAATTTACTTGTTGACATAATTAGTATGGAGGTAGCGAATGACAAGTAAAGAAAAAAGAAAGGGAACTTACCATGAAAACTGGTGGGTTTCTTTGTTCAACAGATGGGGGTGGAAAGCTAGACGACAACCCCTGTCTGGTATCTTAAAAGATTTCCCCAATGATATCGAGATACAAATAAAAGACATGAGTATTATTTGTGAATCTAAATACAGGGCTAATGGCTTTGCATTAATATCATCTTATCTTGGGAAGGGTGATGTCGATTTACTTTTACTCAAGGAAAAAAATAGTAATGCCTATGTCTGTTTCAATGTAAAGAATACAAAAGCATTGAAGATACTGGGGGTAAAAATGAAATGAGATGTATGGAACATAGATGTAAAAGAACACCTGTTGTTGAAGACTCATTAAGAAGGTCTTACTGTAGTGAGTGTGCGATTAAAATATTAAAACAAAAACCAGCACATCAAAAAAATATGTTCAAGAAAATAAAAAGGTAGTGACAATGGAAGTAATCACTACCTTTAAATGCTATTCTGAGGAGGAACGCATTGATACAATAACGTACAATATGATACAATCAAGTCTTTTCTGGAGGAACAGATGAAAAAAATAAAACCAATTAAAATACCAGAGGGTACTACTAACTGTATCCCAGAGAGGACTATAGAGTTACCAACAGTCAGGGATGATAAAGTCTGGGCATTAAAGCTGGCAGAAAAAAAGCCAGAGCAAACAGACAAAGAATTAATGGGAAAGCTGACAGATATATTAGATGGAAAGATAGAGGAAGAAATTATAGCAAGGTATTCTGAGTATGGATTTGAAAGTGCTGGGAGTAACTACCTTGTTAAGTCAGATGATAGAGATAAATTATTAGAAGCATACAAGCTGGCTCAGTATTCATTGCAACCTCTATCATTTGAAGACGCAAAGAAACAATTAAGAATTTTATATTCAGTCCAAGCTAGGGTTGGAGAAGGAATATCAGTCAAAGAAAAGGCACATCAAATGGCTTTATTATTGGCTGATGTACCAGCAGATTTGTTGGTTCATGCTATAGAAATTAATGCAAAGACTCAGAAATTCTGGGCATCTTATGCAGAGCTATGGCAACTAGTATCTAATAGAATAGAGAAGCGTAAAAAGTTATTAGAATCTCTAGAATTTAGATTAAAAACCTTGTAATTTAATGGCAATAATGCTACAAATATATATAATTCTGAGGAGAATAATATGGGAAAAAAAGAATATAGTATCGGTGGGTCTGACGTTAACAGACTACTCAATAGAAACTGGTATGAGTTATACCTAGAGAAAATTGGAGAGAGAGAACCAGAAGATTTATCTGATGCATTGCCAGTTCAACTTGGTATTGAAACAGAAAAATTTAATCTTAATTGGTTTAAAGACCATAGCCCAGAACAGCTATGGACAAGCAGAGAATTAGAACATCAAGCATTATACAATACTCATGGTCATAAACTAAATGGTGTTCAGCTTCACGGACATACAGATGGTTTGATAATGAAGCCAAGATATCCTAAAGAAAGTATTAACCGACATAATCTTGGACCAATAACAGAAGCTGAGAAGTATGAAAATGTATACGCTGTTATAGAGTGTAAGCATACCAATCCATTTACCAACATGAATAAAGTTGCTGACTATTATATGGGTCAGATGCAACTGTATATGTTTCTTACAAGCACAGACTCTTGCTACCTATCTGTTATCTTTGGCAACAGCAGATGGGAATACATCAAGATATCTTGGAGTCAAGAATACTTTGATAAGATATGGGTATACATTAAAGAGTTCTGGGATTGCTTACAGAAGGGTGAAGCACCAGCAAATATGGAAGTGATGAAGCCTTCCTCTGATTTAGTACCCATTGATGATAGGGTTCGTAGAGATATGTCACATGACAATGAGTTTATGCATATGGCGCATGAGTACAAGCGTACTTACTATGATGCTAAGACTAATACAGATGCTAAGAAGTTTCTTACACTGAGTGTGACAGACACAGACAGGGAGTTACATTGTGACCTACTCTCTGTTCATGTTTCAAAGACAGGTCGCAAAACAATTAAATTAAATGAGGAGTAATGATATGCTTACACAAAAAGCACAAGTGCTAGAGCATTTAAGAACTAAGAAGAGTATTACAAGCTGGGATGCTATTGTAGAATACAATGCTACTAGATTGTCAGCCATCATCTTAAATTTAAAAGAAGAAGGGCATAATATAATTTCAAAAAAAGAATCTGGTAAGGGTAAGTGGTGGGTAAGATATACTTACGCTGAAGATTTAGGAGGTATAACTAATGGCGACTAAAGTTCCAGAACATCTAGCAAGTATCTTAAAAGCTATAGGTGAAACACCCAACACAGCATTGTGGGATTGCCACGGCACATGGGTTGTCAAACACAAAGCATTAGAAAAGGTAGCATCTACTTATGGTATCTCATTCAATGACCCTGTTGTTATTGAAACAGATATTAAAAATAAATCTATTGCCTTAATGGTTCGTGGTGAAAGAAGTTTCAAAATAAAAGACTCAGATAAAATATTAACGAGGTCTGAATGGTCTGTCGGTGAAGCATCACCATATAATAATAAGAATGGATATCCCTACGCTATGGCAGAGAAGAGGGCAAAGGATAGAGTAATCCTTAAACTCATTGGCATAAGTGGTGATGTATATTCTGAGGAAGAAGCAGATGATTTTAAAAATTCCAAACCACAAGGAGTACAGTAAATGGAAAAAACAGACTATAATAAAAAACCAGACTATCGCGAGGGTGAAAAAGGCAGAGCAAATCTTTACACACCATTTGAAAAACAAAAGTTTCTTAAGAGTGGTAAGGGCTGGCAAGGAGACCAACAAGTTAGGTATGTTCTTATAGAAGACACAAGTTCTAGTGGGAAAAAATATATAGAGGTGTATTCTAAAGTAGGTACTGTATTTAATAACGATAAAAGAGATGAAGGTTCTAAGCAACCACACTATACTGGAAAGACAACTGATGAAAAGTTGCGAATTGCTGGTTGGATTAACCAATCAGAAAAAGGTGTAAACATATCTCTTAGTTGGTCAGAACCTAGACAAACAGATGAAGTTCCTTTCGGTAAAGAGCTAGATAAAATGGCAAAGGAACAAGCAGAAAAGGATGGTAAAGATGGGGGATGGTAAAATATTAAAAGTGGTTGGTGAAATAGAAGCAAAGCCAATCGGATTTAAACTGGAAGGAAAGACAGCCAACAAGTTAAGAAAGATTA